GCGGCGGGGTTCAACATCATCGACCAACCGCAATACTTCTACGTCAAGAGCCAGGGCTTCCGACACATAGAACGAGCGGCGAAGAACGGCGTGCTCTACTATCTGCACTCCGAAGCCTATGAATACTGCGTGAGCAACGTCCACGCGGTCGAAAAAACGGACGACGCCGTCCAGTATGAAAAGATCCAACCGACGCAGAGGATCGACCTCTTCGACGCGTCGGTTTTTGCTTGCGTCCAGTTTATGGAGCAGGAAGAAAAAACGAAAGCGGGAAAGCGCTGGTGGGGTGAGGAGTAATCATGGGACTTTTTAACAGACGGAAAAAAGAGCCGGCACAGAAGCGGAGCATTATCTTCCCGGACGGGAGCCCCTTCGACTGGGGCATCGCTTCGGAGATCGTTCCCGGCTATGTGGCGCTCGACAAGTGCCCGGAGATCGTGACGGGCTGCAGCCGGATCGCGGAGCTGATCGCCTCGATGACCATCTACCTGATGGCCAACACCGACCGGGGCGACGTCAGGATCAAGAACGAGCTCTCCCGGGTGATCGACATCAGGCCGAACAGGTGGATGACCCGCACGACCTGGATGACCGGCATCGTGATGAACATGCTGCTCTACGGACACGGGAACGCCATCGTCGTGCCGCACACCGTGGAAGGCCTTCTGGGCAACCTGGAGCCGATCGCAGCGGACCGGGTGGGCTTCGTCGTTAAGGATCCCGGCTACAAGGTCACGATCGACCACCGGGAGTACAACCCGGACAACCTCCTGCACTTCGTCTACAACCCGGACCGGAAGTACCTCTGGAAGGGGCAGGGCTTCACCGTCTCCCTTCTGGACGTGGCGAAGAGCCTGGCACAGGCGAACGCGACGAAACAGGGGTTCATGCGGAGCGAGTGGAAGCCGAGCCTGATCGTGAAGGTCGACGCTCTGGCGGATGAGTTCGCCTCGCCGGCAGGCCGGGAGAAGCTCCTGGACAACTACATCAGCACCGCCGGAGCCGGTCAGCCGTGGGTGGTCCCCGCGGGGACGATCGACATCAGCACGGTGAAGCCGCTGACCCTCGGGGAGCTGGCAATCAGTGACACGGTCACGCTCGACAAGAAGACGGTCGCGGCGATCCTGGGCGTGCCTCCGTACCTCCTCGGCGTCGGCGAGTTCAACCAGGCGGAGTGGAACGCCTTCGTGAACAATACGATCCGGCCCATCTGCCGGGAGATCGAGCAGGAGATGACCAGGAAGCTGATCATCTCCGAACGGTGGTACCTGATGTTCAACATCGCGAGCCTCTACAGCTACGACCTCCAGACGACCGCCTCGGTCTATCAGGGCCTGATGGAGCACGGGATCGTCACCGGCAACGAGGTCCGCGAGAAGATCGGCATGGAACCGAAGGACGGGCTTGATGAGCTCCTGGTCCTGGAAAACTACATCCCGGTCGCCAAGTCCGGCGATCAGAAGAAACTGGAGGCATAACGATGGACAACATCAGACTGGCGCAGGCGTCCCGCTTCGCTATGGACGCGACGGCAGATTTTAAGACCCGAGAGGAAGGCGAGGAGCTCTTCATCGAGGGTTATTTTTCGGTTTTCAACTCTCCCTACGAGATGTGGGAGGACTACACCGAAATCGTAAGGAACGGAGCCTTCCGGGAGACTCTCCGGAGGGATGACATAAGAGCACTGATCAACCACGACACCACGCTGGTGCTCGGCAGGACTACCGCCGGCACGCTGGAACTCAGCGAGGACGAGCATGGGCTGTTCGGAAGGATCCGGATCAACCGTAACGACCAGGATGCCATGAACGCCTACGCCCGGGTGCAGCGGGGAGACGTGACACAGTGCTCTTTCGGGTTCGACGTGGAAGCCTTCGACACCGAGGTCGAAGAAGGCCACGAGACCTGCTACCTGACGCGAGTGAAGCTCTACGAAGTCTCCGTCTGCACCTTCCCGGCCTACACCGACACACAGGTCCAGGCGCGCAACGCTGCAGCGTGCGAAGCCAGGAGGACCGAAGCGCGCAAGAGAGCGGTCGAGGCGTGGAGAACCGAACAGCTGCAGAAGCTGAGAAAGGAGTAAGAGCATGGCACTGAAAGCACTCTTACTGAGAAAAGAGCTCGACGGCAAGCGCAGCGCACTGACGAAGGCCGACCGCAAGGAAGAGTTCGAGAAGCGCACCGCGGAGCTGGAGGCAGCGGTGAACGAGATCACCGAGGACAACACCGCGGAAGAACGTGAAGCCCTGACGAACAGCATCGAAGAGCTCGAGGCCGACAAGGCCGAAAACGAGGCAGCCATCACCAAACTGCGCGAGGAGATCGCGGAGCTGGAGAAAGAGCTGGCCGAGATTGAAGAAGAACAGGAAGTTCCGGCACAGCCGGAAGAAAGGACGAAAGACATGAGCGAGATCATGACCAGAAACTCCGTCGAGTACGTCAACGCCTACGCGGAGTACATCAAGGGCCGCAAAGATGAGCGCGAGCTGCGCAACATGCTGACGACCGAGAACGACACCACCCCGAACGGCACCGCCACCGTGGCCGTGCCCGACGTGGTATATGACACCATCAAGACCGCGTGGAACCGTGAAGAGCTGATGGCTCTGGTCCCCAAGACCTACATCCGCGGCAACCTGCGCATCGGCTTCGAGATCTCCGCGACCGACGCCGTGGTACACGCCGAAGGCGCCGCGGTCATCTCCCCCGAGGATCTGGTGCTGGGCATCGTTGAGCTGAAGCCCGAGAGCATCAAGAAGGTCATCCAGGTCTCCGACGAGGCTCTGGATATGGGCGGCGAGGACTTCCTGCGCTACCTGTACGACGAGCTGACCTACCGCATCGCCAAGAAGGCGGCGTCCGAGCTGATCGCCGACATCGCTGGCGCCGGCACTACCTCCACCGCGAGCGTCCCCGGCCAGGCGAAGGTCACCGTCTCCGCTCTGGCTCTGGGCGACATCGCTCAGGCCATCGGCAACCTGGCTGACGACGCCTCCAACCCGGTCGTCGTTATGAACAAGCTCACCTGGGCGGCCTACAAGTCCGTGCAGTACGCGAACGGCTACAACGTGGATCCCTTCGAGGGCCTGCGCGTGGTCTTCTCCAGCGACCTGCCCGCCTTCGGAACCGCTACCACCGGCAACACCTTCGCGATCGTCGGCGACTTCGGTCGCGGCGCTCAGGCGAACTTCCCGAACGGCGCCGAACTTGAGATCAAGGTCGACCGTCTGACCCTGAAGAAGCAGGACCTGGTCGAGATCCTGGGCCGCAAGTACGTGGCCGTAGGCGCGACCGCTCCCTATCACTTCACCCGCCTGGCCAAGGCCTAAGAACCGGAGGTGAGCAGCCGTGACTAACGCGGAGATCTTAACGGTGCTGAAGACGGATCTACAGATCGCGGTCAACACGCAGGATAGCTACCTAATGAGCTTGATCGAGCAGGCCACGGCTGCCGTCACCACCGAAGGGATGACCGTGCAGGACACGGTCCAGGACGGGATGATCGTCGAGCAGTACGCCGCCTTCCTCTGGCGAAAGAGGCGGGAGGACACGGTGGCCATGCCTCGCTATCTGCGCTGGATGCTGAATAACCGGATCATGGCCGAAAAGATGGGCCACGACTTCACGTGAACGGAGGAACCGAGCACCAATGGAAACGGACGTGACTCTCATCCAGACGACCTATCAGACGGACAGCATCGGACAGCAGGTGGCAACGGAATCCCGGACGACCGTGCCGGCGACGGTAACGAGCGCGACCCGCGGCGAGTGGGTGAGCGCAGGCCAGAACAACTACAGAGCGGATCTCGTGGCGACGACTCCGCTCGTTAACTACTCCGGCGAGCGGATCGCGGAGGTGGACGGCAGACGATACGCCATTTATAGGGTGTATCGGGACGAGGACACCGACCAGATCGAGCTCTATCTGCAGGAAGAGGGTGGCATCCGTGCCTGACATCTCGATCGACAACCTCGCGGACGTGATCCAGGCAGAGGTGAACCGCTACGGCGCGGCGATCAGGGAAGAGACGCGGAAGACCATCCAGGAAGCCGGCAAGGCGGCGCTGGAGGCCGTGAAGGAACACGCTCCAGTTCGCGAAGGGAAAGGCGGCGGCAAATACCGCGACTCCCTGAAGGTGACCTACAACCCGAAGGAAGCCGGGACGGCAGCGATCACCACCGGCGAGGACGCCGGCTATGCGCTGATCTATGCCTCCGACGGTCAATACCGCCTGACCCATCTCCTGGAGAACGGACACCCGATGCCGCAAGGCGGACGGGCCCGCGCCATCCCGCACTGGAGATACGGAGAAGAAGCGGCAGAGCGGACGCTGGACACGCTCGAAGAAAAATTAGAAAGGGTGGACTGAGATGCTCTACGACACGCTGAAGAACTTCGGAGAGGCGCGGAACATCCCGGTCGCCTATCGTTTTTTTAGGGAGCCGACTGCGCTCCCTTTTATCGTTTACTATGAGGACTCCTCGGACAACTTCGTGGCCGACAACCGGATCTACGTGAAGAAGCACATCTACACGGTGGAGCTCTGCACGGCGGACAAGATGCCGGCACTGGAGGAAGCCCTGGAGGAAGCCCTCGACGGCTACATCTGGGAAAGCGACGAGACCTACGTCGACAGCGAACAGATGTACGAGAAGATCTACACACTGGAGGAATAGACATGGCAGACAACAACAAGGTCCGCTTCGGTCTGAAAAACGTGTACTATGCGAAGCGCACCGTCAGCGCCGGCGCCGTCACCTACGGCACGCCCGTGGCGATCCCCGGCGCGGTCAACCTCGACCTGAGCCCGGAAGGCTCCACGGATCCGTTTTATGCGGACAACGTGACCTACTACGTGGCGCAGGCCAACAACGGCTACAGCGGCAGCCTCGAGGTCGCGAAGATCCCGCAGGCGATGCTGACCGACATCTGGGGCTTCACGACCGCGAACGACGTCATGATCGAGAACGCGGACACAGAGCCGAGCTCCTTCGCTCTGGCCTTCCAGATCGACGGAGACGCGACGGACCAGTACCACCTGCTTTACAACGTGAGCGCCGCCCGGCCCAACATCGGCAGCGCCACCATCGAGGCGTCGAAGACTCCTCAGACCCAGACGGTGGACATCACGGCGATCGCCGACGAGTCCGGAAACGTCCGCGCCGTAGGCGACGCGACCGGAACCATCTCCACCTGGATGACGGGGCTCCTGACGTAAGGACATGGAGAAGATCATCAAGATCTCCGGCAGAGAAGTGGGGTTCAGAGCTTCGGCTCTGACCCCGAAGCTCTACCGGATCGAGACGGGGAGAGACTTGCTGGTGGATCTC